CCGTCCGCTGCGGCGAGATGGACATCGCCGGCCTGACCGCAGCGCGCCCGCAACTCCTCGCCGAGGCCCTGCACTACTACCACGAGGGCCGCGCCTGGTGGGATGTGCCACGCGCCAGCGAAGCGCAAGCCGACCGGCAAGCGGCAGACATCTGGACGGATACCGTGCTGGACTATATCGTAGGCAAGTCAGACGTCGCCCTTTCGGATGTGCTCCGTGACGCGCTGAAGGTCCGTGACGCCGACATGAATCGGAGCCAGGAATTGCGCATCGGTAGAATTCTCAAACTGGCCGGATGGATCAAGAAAGATGCCAGACGACTCGGAAAGACCGTGAAGCGCTGGTTTGCGCCAGAATAAGGGCGTTGCAAGGGCGATAGGGCAACTCAAGGGCTACGCGTAAACCATTAGAAACGTTGCTATATAGCCCTTGTCGCCCTTGTAGCCCTTATATCTCTCACTAATACACGCGCGCACGCATGAACCTCCACGAAACGCTAGGGCGATGGGCGACAAGGGCGACAAACAGCCATAGCCTCGCCGCGCCGAGGCCCGAGACGACGGAGGGACACATGGGAGAATTCGCAACAGGCTGGGTTATCGGGCTGATCGTCGGATGGGCCGCCTGCGCCATCATCCGACGACACGACCGCTAACCGAGACGACGGAGGGAGAGACGATGACCGACCGAGATGTAATCAAAGCGCTGCTACCACTAGCACGCGAAGAGTCTAGGCGTCAGCACAATCAGGACCGCGATCAAGAACTCGATCGCAACGGCGATCTCCTCGCACCGCAACAGAGACATCGCGGCATATGGCAGGCCTGCCGCAACCAGCAGTGCGCCCTCGTGCGCCGACTGACCGCCAATCTCAACCAACCGGAGCCCACCCCATGACCCTCACCCCCGCCGACCGCCAGTGGCTCGACACCTGCGTAAAGTGCCTACACAAAGGCAACGACTGCGTATTGGATGGCGGACTCCACTGGTGTCCAAAATGCCATCACGAATACATGCTCGCGGTGTGGCGCTACCGTGCCGAACATCCACCGCTCCATACTCCCGATATCGGCAGCGACGTGCCGGGAGGCGGCGCTGTCTGAGCCCACCCCTTGACGCCCAGCGCCAGCGGCGTATACTGCGGAGTGGCTGAAGTAGTAATTTCTAGCCAATAATCATGCCAGGCGGCGGATCGAAACCGGGAGAACGTCGCGGCGGGCGTCAGGCCGGCACGCCGAACAAAGCCACGGCTGAGCTAAAGGCGTATGCCGGCCAGTTCACCACACAGGCGGTCGATGTGCTCGTGTCCATCATGGCGAGCAGCGAATCAGACCAGGCGCGCGTTGCGGCTGCTAATGCGGTGCTCGACCGCGCCGTGGGTAAGCCGCCACAGGCCCTCACAGGCGACGACGGGGCGCCGCTGATGCCGGACAGGTTCATCGTCGCTTTGCACCCTGGGCCGCCTCCTAGCGGCGCTGGTGAGGTGTAAATGGCATCCTGGGTGATATGAGCGAGGACGCCGCGGCGCTCGACTCCCCCGCCGACGTCCAAATCGACTTCTACGGCGCGCATGCTCGGGCGTTTCAGGACACGAGCCTTGAGCTGGACGTCGAAGGCGCCGTGCGGAGCGGCAAGACATGGCTCTGCTTGACGAAGGTCATCGCGAGCTGTCAGAAGTATCCCGGCATCCGCTGGATGATTTCGCGCTGGTCGGACGGGGACACCGACTCCCAGCTCAAGCCGAACTTCTGTCAGCTCTGCTCGTTCGCCGGCATCGACATCCAATGGAACGCGGACGAGCACTACTACGCGATGCCGAACGGGTCGTGGGTCTACGTCTCAGGCTTGTTCTCGCAGGACCAGGCACGGCGCTATTCGAAGATGCGCGGCAAGACGCTGGCCGGCGGCTACATCGACCAGACTGAGGAAGTGCCCGACTCGGACATCTACGACGAGTTCGTGCTGCGCCTCTCGCAGCCGGGCTATCCCCGGCAGATGATCATCAGCCCGCAGACGGTGCGCACCGACAAATGGATTGCGAAATACTTCCCCCACGATGCGCCGTTGCGGCCGAACACGGCCTATTACCCGCTCGCCACCCGCGACAATGCGCACAACCTCGAACCGGGCTGGATCGAGGACCAAGAGATCCGCCATCCGCCCGGCACGCCGCAGCACACCACGCTCTTGCTCGGGAAGCGGGGCGCTGTGGTCGTCGGTGAGCCGGTCTACGGCAGCAGCAAGAACGGGCCAGGGGCGTTCATCCGTCAGCGCCATGAGGTGCTGTGCGATTACGACCCGAAACTGGCGCTGGAGATCGGGCTCGACTTCGGGCGGCATCATCCGTGCGCGGTGTTCCGCCAAGTGTCTGTGACCGGGCAGACGCGCTATCTTGGCGGTATTCTCGGCATGGATCTGCATTTGGACCCGTTCCTGACCCAGGTCTCGCGCTATCAGGCGATCTGGTTCCCGAACCCTGTCGAAGTCCGCTGGTGTGGCGACCCCGCCGCGCTCTCCAACCCAGTCGGGGTCGACATGCCGCAGATTCTCCGCGCCCACGGCATTCATGCGCGGTTCTCGGAATCCTCGAACTCGCCGATGGTGCGGATCGCCATCATCGAGCGCATCGCCGGCCAGTTGCGGGCGCGTGATTTAGTGGGCGCCGAGGCGGTGCTCGTCGCGCTCGATGACCGCTGGATTCAACTCTCGCAGCACGGGTTGTCGCGCTTCCGCTTCCTGGCTGATGCCTTCGAGTTCGGCTACGTCTGGGACAAGCACGACGTGTCGGTCAGCAACAAGCCCGTCCGGCGGCCGATGAAGGACGGCTGGTATGACCACGGGATGAACTGCGCTGAATACCTCGAAGCGAACTTCGGCTATCAGCCCGCGAAGCCCAAGCCCGCCTCGAAGCCGCTGACGTTGCCGCGCGCCTCTTACGGCTCGACCGGATGGCTGGGCTAAAGTCCTGCCGCGTCGTGCCGATACACCGGTCGGAGGTTAGCTATGTTCGTGAATGTGCAACCCATCGACGGTCCCCCGCGGCTCGTGAATGTCGCGCATATCGTGCAGCTTACCGGGGGCATGCTCAGACTCAGCGACGGATCGACAACGCCCGTCTCGGAAGAGACGGTGCTTCGACTGCACAAGCTGTTGCCGAAGCTGGAGGGCTGAGGCTGTGGTAGGATAGCGCGCGATGAGCAAGCCTCTCCCGGCAGTGAGTCAGATGGCATTTGACGCACTCGTTGCGCTCCGGCCATTTGGTGTCCATCAGGTATACGTCGAGGCTGGCTGTCGTCACATGTTCTGGCCCGAGCCTGATGAATGGGCTGAGTGGAAAGCGCCGGAATTCATCGAGGGGGGCAAGCGCAAGCGCATCTGGATGCTCCGTCGGCCACTCATGGCAGAGACCTTAGCGCTTGTCGGCTGTCAGACGCCTTCGCTCGGCGTGCGAATCGAGAACGCCTAATGTTCAGGCTTCCCGATCTCCCCAACGTCGGCTACGCCACGACGCGCGAAAAGCAAGGGTCCGACGCGATCATGATGCATATGCGCAACGTTGAGCGAGACCGGCTATTGCTGCTCACCATCGTCATCGAAGGCCGCGAGAAATACCGGAAGATGGGCCGTGAAGCCTTCGGCGGTTCGATGGCCATTCCAGACGAATCGCTCGACGCGATCTACGACTACTTCACGCTCCAGGCGTGCCGTCCGCGGACGCAGTGGTTGCTGTTGAAGGCGGCGAAGAATCGGCTCGTGTGGCGGACGCTCGTCAGCTACGTCATGCCGCATCTGGAGCGGGAGCGCGAACGGCTGCGGTTGCAGGCGAAGTGGAGTGTCAATTGAACACCAACGGCAACCGCGACCGCGTCCTCTCGGACGCCCAGCAGCGCCTCCGTGGCGTCACGTTCATTGATGATGCGGGCAATACCTATGCGCCGCATCCTGACGGCGTGGAGATGACGCCGCCGAAGCCCCGCGCCACCGCCGACCTCAGTTCCCGCGAACGCTCCGAGCTGATGGATCGCACGGTGCAACAGGTGCGGGACTTGACCGCGGCGTGCAATGCGCTGCATGTGACCTGCAAGAGCCTATCGGCTCAGGTGCAGACCGCCAACGGGTCGATTGCGATGCTGCGTTCGCGCATCGGCTCGCTGGAGCAGGATGCGGTCATGCTCAAGGCGCACCATGACGGTCACGTGCAGTGGCATAGCGCGGTGTCTTCGTCATTCATGGCCCGCATTCGACTGCTCCTGACCGGCCGCTAACATGCCATCCGGCACCGCCTCGCCCGTCATCGAAGAAGCCCGCAAGCGCTTCCAGAAGTGCGCCGAGGCGGAAGAAAATCAGCGCACGCGGATCGTCGCGGCGAAGAAGTTTCACGCGCTTGACCAGTGGCCCGAGGCGATCAAGCTGCAACGGGAGGGCGCGGGCAGCATCTCGGGCCAGTCGCCGCAACCGCCGCGGCCCTGTCTTGTCGTGGATCGTCTCAGCCAGCCGATGCGGCGGGTGAGCAACACGATCAAGAATGCCGATTTCGGCTTCGATGTGCAGCCTGTGGGCGGCGGCGCGGACGTCGAGACGGCCGACATCTACAAGGGCTATCTCCGGCGCGTCCAGAATCAGGCGCGCGGCGAGTCGCCGATCGAGTGGGCCGCGGACCAGGCGATTGAGGGCGGCAT